CTTGATTAAGAGTTGGGTGTTCTATATCTGCAATATAAACAGGTGTTGGAAAATGTAATTCTCTAATCATTATTTAAATGGTGTCCCTCCAAACCACATAACCAAAGATTTTCTATTACCGCTTATTACAGGTTTTACTCTATGTCTGATAAACGATGCGAAGAACACAGCATGTCCTTGTTTAATTTTTGCAACTTTACCTTCAGCCATTAATTCTAAATCTCCACCTTCAAACTCTGATTCAGGAGATAACAAACAAGTCATAGATATTTTTCTTACAGGTGGTTCGTTGGTCATGTTTACATCATTATCTACATGCCAATCATAAAATCCACCTTCTGGATATTCTGTGTATTGTGCCATCTCAGTTATTGTCATTCCATCAAAACCAAAGTGATTACCATTAGTAGTTTTCATAATACGTTCAATGTCTTTATACATGTCAGCCATTTTCTTAAAAGGTATCCAACTAATATGTGAGGTTCTAGTTTTAGTATCTATGACCCCACCTTTAATACCTTTCTTATTTCCAACATAAGCATCTTGTTTAGGTTCGCTTCTACCTGATTCAATAATCATTTGACATTGTTTAGGTGTAAAGATTGGTTGTGTAGTTTCTACTATATAAGATTTCCATCGTGGTTCTGTTATCATATTAATATCCGTATTCTACCCATCCCGTTATTATATATTTGTCATTTGATAGAGGTGGGTTGCCTCTATGAACATGTGTAAATTGTGATGGCCATATCATCAATGTATTTTTCTGTGGTTTGAACCTACACTTTTGATATAAAAATTCTGTCTCTCCACCTTCTGCTACATCATTTAAATATAACATAAAAGCTAAGATTCTATTTCTTGCTTTCATTTCAGCATTTTCACAATGCCAAGTATGATAACCTTCACCTACTTTAGTTTTTTGTATTTTAACTTCTAGTATGTTGTGTGTAGCTAGTTTTTTTAAGTATGAATATTTTTGAACATACAAAGGATACACATCTTTAAAAAATAAATCTATAAAAGGTTTATTATTATAAGTCATAGGAACGTGAGTTGCATCCATTACCGTGTTGATTGCATGATCAGCAACAAATGTTTCGTCTACTTTTCTAGGAAACACAATGCCTTGTTTTTCACAATTATTAAAATAAGTTAAATAACTATCTATTAATTCATTTGGCATAAAATCTTTAAACATACCAATATGATCATCTCGAATTAAATATTGTTTGTCCATTATACTGCACCTCTGTTTCTAATCGGATCAAACTGTACATCACAGTTTGCAGCAAGAGTTCGTCTAGTCTCATTAGTTCCATTAAACGGGTACACACAGTGTCTCATATCGTATGGAAATATATAAAAATCTCTAAGGTCCATTGGTGGTTGATAATCTATTTTAGCAAACTGACCATTAGCTGCCCCTAATATTTGTAGTCTACCATTCTGTTGTATGTGTTCTGCTGAATATTCTTTACCATAAGTTGATGGTACTTTTAAAATCATTACACTTGACAGCCCTGTAAACAACATACCTCTATGGATATGTGCTGGATTATATTCGTGTTGTTTCATTTCATTAACCCAAATAGAATTTAAATGAGTTTCATATTCTCTAATTTTATTAAAAGCTAAATAGTGTTTAAACACAGTCATGAAATAATTTGTAACATTTTGAGGCAACATGTTATGGTTTTTCATTTTTGTTTGATCTTCACCATGATAAAATAATGAATGTTCATTTTCTATCTTACCTACTAACTGACCATTAGCTGGTGCAAGGTTATGAAAATTTTGTTCATAGATCTGATTAATCGTAGTAAATATATCAAGCGGTACTTGATACTTTAAAATAGATTGACCTAAAAATACAAAATCAAACTTTAGGTTTTCCATGTTGAGTTATTTGTTCTTTCTCTTTGTAACTGTTTTCTAATTCACCAGACTTTTTAATTCTTTGTAATGAATTTAATTGTCCCATTACATTAAATATTTCAGACTCCGATGAGTTAGCATTTAGTGTTTTTGCTTTCTCGTGATACTGCATACCATATGACTCTAGTTGATGTTGGTTAACATCTTTGTCATTAAATGATCCATCATTAAATTCTTTCTTTAATCCAGACCACATTTTAATTTCTCTCATTCTATGTTTAGCAACTTTCTCCATAGAAGCTTTACCAAAGATAGCTTCATCTAAATCTATTTTGTATTTAGTTGCTTTATACTCATCTTCTTCTTTTTCTATTTTACCTTCTAACCATTTAATCTTTGCTTCGTTTCTTCTATAGTCAAACGATAATGTCATTAAGTTATCTAAGTACGATGACTGTTCTCTAACACACTGCCAATATTTTGATGCTTTAGTTGGGTATCTATTGTCTTGTAGTACAGAAAATCTTGCTTCTGTTTCTGTTCGAAACATTTGTTTCTTGGTCCAAGTGTCTCTAAGCTCGTCTACCATACCTTTAAAATCTGATAGATCTTCTTGTTCTAATAAATTATTTAAATGAGTTTCTTCACCTTGTATTACTTCTTTAACGTCTTTTTTCATATCTTTATCCTTTATGTTTCTTTCTTATATATATTGTTTAAAATATATTACAAGTCTTAACTGTCTGTAAATGTAACAGTTGTTTGTACACCTGCACCTACAAACTCTTCTGTAACTCCAGTTGTAGGTGGTATACTACCAGCAAAAGCTAAAGCAGCAGTTTGAGTTCCAGCACCTCCTCCATTTTCTCTTGCAACATTCATGTTTGTTGATGTTGTCCAGTTAGTTCCATTCCAAGTTTCTGTTGCTCCTGTTTGTGGGGGTACATCTCCCATAAAAGCAACTGCAGAAGTATAAGTTCCTGTTGCAGTTAATTTTTCTCTAGCTTGATTTAAATCATTGACTTCTGTCCAGTTAGTTCCATTCCAAAGTTCTGTTTCTGCTACCCTGGCACCAGGAGGAGTGACACCACCTACAGCAATTGCATTAGTAAAAGTTCCACATCCACCTAATGTTTTTTTTGCAGTATTTAAATCATTAACTTCAGTCCAGTTTGTTCCATTATAAGATTCTGTTGCTGCTGTATTAGGTGGACCTCCACCAAAATTTATTGCAGAAGGAACTGCTCCAGCCATTGCTGAATTTCTAGAATGAACATTTAAATTATTTACTTCCGTCCAGTTAGTTCCATTCCAAGTTTCAGTATTTGTAGAAGATGTGTTTGGAGGACTAACTCCTCCAGCTGTAATTGCAGCGGTTTGAACTCCACATCCTGCGTTTGAATTTCTAGCAGTATTTAAATTGTTTACTTCAGTCCAGTTAGTTCCATTATATTGTTCAGTAAAATTAGTGTGATCTGAACTTGTGCCATATCCACCATAAGCTAATGCAGCTGTTTGAGTTCCAGTGTGTTGACCAGACAGACTGCTTCTAGCATTATTTAAAGCATTACTTGTAGCCCAAGCTGCTGAACCAGTTGCCACTAGACCTTTTAAAACACTATCTGTTGAGTTATACCAAACTTGTCCTTCAACAGGATTCGATGGGTCTGATGCTAAGACCTCGATTTGTGTTCCTTTAATTTCTTTGTATGTTGCCATAATTAATCCGTGCTTACCGTTTTAGTTACTGTTGATGTTGAACTCCACTCTTCTGTTGACCCTAATCTGCCAGATGGATTTTCTCCACCAACAGCTAAACCGTTTGTATTATCTCCCATTCCCGTTAACGTAGTTCTTGTAACACTTAAATCAGCTACTTCTGCCCAACTAGCACCATTCCATTCTTCTGTTTTATTTGTTTGTGGTGGTGCATCTCCACCAAAAGCTAATGCAGTTGTGTTGTCAGAATTAGTTTTACCTGAACCCACATCTTCTCTAGCCGTGTTTAAATTGTTAACTTCAGTCCAATTAGTTCCATTCCATAATTCAGTTTGATTTGTAGATGGTGGAATATCTCCACCAATACAAATTCCTGAAGTTATTGTTCCTGATCCAGCTGTAGAACCTTTTGTTTGATTTAAATCATTAACCTCAGTCCAATTAGTTCCATTCCATTGTTCTACATTTGCTATTCTAGGTCCAGGATCTAATCTTCCCCCAAGTGCTAGTGCTGCTGTATTATTAGTTCCTAAACCACCAACTTGTTTTCTTACTGTATTTAAATCGTTTACTTCTGTCCAGTTAGTTCCATTCCAAGTTTCTGTAAGTCCATTCATAAATGTTGGTGCTGCTGCTTCTCCACCATAAGCTAAAGCATTAGAATCACTTGATCCATTACCTCCAAGTGTAGATCTAGCTGTATTCATATCATTTACTTCTGTCCAGTTAGTTCCATTATATTTTTCTGTTTCGTTTGCGTAACCTGGAGGACCTTTGTATCCACCAAAAGCTACAGCAGATGTATATGAACCTGCACCCGATAAACCATTTCTTCCTGTATTCATTGGATTAGCTGTAGCCCAAGCACCGACCGCGGCACCTGCACCTATCCATTCTTCTGTTATTGCTACTGAATTAGTAGCATTAGCTCCTCCATAACTTAAAGCATTTGATGTTGTGCCTCCTCCTGCGTTAGCACCTGTAATAGAACTTAAATCATTTTGT